CCTGCAGCAGTTAGCTGTAATGCACCTGCTTGTCGTTCTGCTTCTGAAATCTGACCTGCCAACTGCATACGTCTTTCAGCATCTGCAACTTCTTGTTGTGCGAGTAATGGTGCAATCGAGCTACCAATACCACGACCAAGTGCTGTACCAAATGCAGCAGAACCTAATCTGCCACCCTGTGCATATTGTGATGTAATATCGCCCGTTACGTCAGATAAACGATCTTGTATGACTTGTTCTAAGTACGCAGGACTTAAATCTCTTTCATATTCTTGCTGTAGTAATGTTGGAGCACCAACACCACCTGCTAGAACACCACCGACAGCTTGTTCTACTCCGGGTATAATACCTTGCCCACCACCGAACGCACCTAATGCAGCAAGTTGCTGTTGTTCAAAAGATGTTGGCTCGACATATCGTGCACCCTGATAAACCTGTGGAGCAAACTCACGAGCAGCACTAAAAGCACCCTCTTGTGAAGTCTGCAAATATTCAGGAATAATAGGAGTCGATGTTTGTGTCGTCCTGGTTGTACTTCCTTTACTCATTATCTAACCTCTTTTCATATTGTATGTGTCGTTGTTCCCAACCATACTCGTTAAGATATTTTTTCCATGCTCTACGGCCATATCCCTCGATATGAGAGCAATTATTGCTTTTCCCTAAATCTTCTAATACAGGCATTACGATGGGTAACCATTCTTTCATACGAGTGCCTGCCACGAAATCAATCGACAATGCCCTAGTCTTAGGATATTGCGAAATCCTTGTTGTTAATACAGCTTGTATATATTGTATATTATCTCGTTCTTCTGTAACCAACCAAATAAGATATGCACCTGCCTTTGCGTTTTCATATAGATCATCAGTATCAATTCTATCAGGTGTTAAACCAACTGCTCGTCTGATAATTGGCTCAACGTGTTCCCACATACTATCAATATGGTCTTTTGGTATCGGTATAAATTGCATTTCCCTTACTCCTCTTTTTAACTTGTTACTGTATAAACAAATGTTGAATCCGTTGCTGATTTATTTTGATGTACTAAAGTGAATGTATGTTTACCTCTTGATGACACATACATATGATTCATTTCTGTTGCAGCATTTAATGTTATTGGTGTCCAAGATATAATACTATCTGCACTCACACGATAATCCTCAACAGTCGTTGTTGTTGTGTGAGGTGTTAAAGTAAATGTGCCTTTAGCATTATGTTTACCATCAATAAGCAAGTTTACAGCACTTGCAACATCTCTTGGTCTGCCACCCTCTGCAGGTAATTTACGATAATTAAAATCTGCCATTAACGTCTTCCTAATGGTTTCGCATCAATATCTATACCTAAAGCATAACGAAAATCACCTGTAGTTTCAACTTTTACTCGATGGTAACGACCACTAGAACGCACATTGCATAAGTTATCTGCTGTAATAGCACCTGCACTTGTAAAGTTTACATTATCTATTTGTCTGCTACGACTTCCCACACTTATTGATAATGTTGGCTGCACGTCAGGATTCTTTGCTGTTACATAAGGTGTTACTGAATTAATAACAGAAGACCTCATCGGTGCAATCTCGAACTCTTTTGACACAATCGTTCCATTAAGTGTACTTCCTGTGAATGATTGTATTCTTTGGTTTTTAGAGCCACCTAATATAAATGACTCACCTTTAAATATAGGGTCATCAAATGATGTAGTCATGGTATCGACATTTGCATTAATATTATCTAATTGCTCCAAGCTGTAACCCGGTATCATTACTGTACCTAATGACTCATGCTCTAGTTCTAATAATGACCACTTTCCTACAGAATAATTGTAAACCAATATTTTGTCAGGCTCACCTGTATTACTATCGTTTGACACGAACGACCAACACACCACCTGATTATTAGGGTCAACTGCTGCTGTCATTCTTTCAGGATAAGCTATGTTAAAATTATCATAAAACCATTGGTCTACTTTTTCTGCACCTATTGGAACAGAACGACTGCCATCAAACATAAAGAATCCATTTGGTGATAAATAAAATACTGCTGTTGAGCCAAGTGCTACAACACTTCCCGGTATCTCACAACCATTGTTGGTTTCTACTCTTTCAACTGTAAAGATAAGAGGTGTACCAACATATTCGATTCTAGCTATTCCTCTTTCCAATAATACTGTACCTGTCTGACCACCAATAACAGCAGTAATCTTACCACTATCAGGTATGTCTTGTATATCTGATTGGTCTGTTCCTATTGTCCAAGATTGTGAGTCGTTAATAGAACTCCAATATAATCTTTCTTGGTAATTTGTGCCACCATAGTTTACATTGCCACACACTACAAAATCACGAACAACTGCCATGTGTTTTGTTGCAGGAGCACCTGTTACATCAGAAAATAATGTACTTGTTCCAATTTGATACTTTTGCAATATTTGGTTATATCCACTCGCACCAATAACATATTCACCAAACTGAACAAACTTCCATTTGTCATCGGTATCAAGTGTGTAGTTACCTGATTTCGATACATTGGCTAAACTTGAGTCAGATGCATCGTATTTATATATTTTAGCATTATCACCTGCAAACAACTGAACAGTATCACTTGCATCGTGTGTTGCATAAATACCACGAATATAAGAATCTGCTGCACCTGATATTTGTGACATATCTCGTGCAGGTCTATATCCTCTTGCACCCGGTAAGACATTTATTGCTTCAAGTACACCACTATTACCTAAGTCAGATTGGTCAGGTAACCATTGTCCAAATTCTATCACGATGCAATACTCCAAATAACGTTAGTTCCTGATACATCAGTCCATTCTTCACCAAGAATCTCAGCTAACAACGAAGTGCTAACAGAAATGTTAGCAGTAGCAGATAATTGTTGTATTCTGAATAAATCAACATCACTTGTAATCGTCAATTCAGCATCATCAATCGATACACTAAATATGACTGTAGGCAAACAAGATTGGAAAATTCTAATATTATCACGAACATTAACTGTTCTAAATCTATCAACACTTGCTGTTGCTGTCATAGCTATACTGCTAGACGCATCAATATTAACTAAGAAGTTAGCAGTAGAATCTGTTGCTATAGATATAGTATCACTTGCCGATACAGTCGGTATACGAACGGCTGTTGCCGATTCAGTAAGTGTAATGCTGTCTGCTGCAGATGCTTCATGCAATGTGAGGAAGTTTAATTCTTCTACTGTTGCTGCATAAGTATCTAAATCCTCTACACTACCCCACCCATCAAGTTGGTCAACTGTTACTGACCATTTTCTTAATGTAGCATTTGCAGTTGTGGTAAATCCTATACCACCTGTGCCTGATGCTAATAAAGGTTGTAGAGCATCTAGTTGCTCAAGAGTACCATATGCGTCTAACTGCTCGAGAGTACCATAAGCATCTAATTGTTCAAGTGTTGCCATTGGTCAAAGCCTAAGCTGCAGTTATATCTAACTCGCCTGCACCAATTCTTAACACATCGCCTGTTTCTACAGTCTTTGATGATGTAAACGCACCATGAACTAATAAGTTACCACCTGATGAAGCATCGAATAAACCATAGTGACTGACAGTACCCCAATTTGCTGTTGCTACAGGAAAGTCTACAGCAGAAGTGTTATCTGTTGTGCCACTTGCTGCAGCATCGAATGCAATAGATTGCCTTGCATAAGAACCACCTGTTAATTCTGTTCCACTATTGTCATCAGCAAAAGTAGCTGTAGATAGTCCGATGTAAACAGTAGCAGGCATTGTGTATGATGTTGTTCCGAGAACGTGGTCTAAGACTTTATTCTCTAAATAATCTGACATAGCTGACATTGTTATTTTCCTCTATATGTTGTTTTCATTGATAGCACTCCCCCATAACGTGCTTTTTCGGTATCACGAATAATTTCGTCCATGATTCTTGTGAACAGTTGGTCATACTGTAATGCTCTTGTTTCGTCCATCAAGTATGTATATGCGTTCATTAACGACCCATACAAATATGCATCAGGGTGTCTTGATAATATTGTGTTGTTGGTATCTTCATCGCTTAATGCTTGTACGTTCTCGCCATAAACGATTTCTAAGGTATAGGCAGCATCAGGTGTTGGTTTCAATAGTATTTCTGTACCAACAATACTGTATGCCTTTGGTTTGCCCTGACCCTGTCCGGCATAGTCTGTGTTAATCATTTGGACTGTGTAATATTCCAGAGTTTTTGCAGGGTCGGTATTTAGTTGAACATTTCTAATTTCCCTCAAGTCTGTCGGCAAAGAGATATAGCCATCCCCTGCAACAGTAGTGGCAGTTGCTCTCTTTTCCATAGAACGAGCATCGAGCTCACG